CGTCCCAAGAGACGTAGCCCCATCAATGTACAGCGTCTTTCGATTCCCAGCCAGATCGTAGATATCGGCAGTGCCGTTCTCCTGCACGATCAGGAGATACTTTTCAGCCTCGTCCCGTTCGATCAGGTGTACAAACACCGTGTCCGTGTCCAAAATATGCCGGAGATTTGTCCCGTCGCTGACGGCAGCAATATGCTCTGTGGGGGGCCTCTTGGTCAGCCCCTCAACCGGAGACGGTACAGCATTGTCCATGATCTCAGCCTCGTTTGAGGCGCGGATCGACGGGGGCTGTTGGTTGACTCCGCCAATGAGGTTCGGGATAGGCGTAGTGATCAGCATCAGGTCACTCGGTATGAGCCTTCTCGGATGAACGTGCGCCAGACATCGGGGCTGTCGAAGATGGTGTAGTCGCCCACTTCGTTCTCGTATTCAGTCATGGCAGCCAGTGCAGCCACTTCGTCCCGCAGGGTAAAGGCGTTGTTCTTCTCAGAACCGACCATGCGGTCTTGGAAGACGCGGGCTGACCGGATGGTGATGTAACGCTTGGCCGTTTCAGGCATCTCCTCGAATTCCATCAGGTAAATCTGAATCACCTTGACGGACTCGGTGAACACATAGGAATTCGTCTTGCGATTGTACAGGCGATTCCCACGGACAACGATGTCGTAGTTGGAATACGAGCGGTCCATGTCCACCCGAACAATCTTATCGCTGATGTAGATGAATCCAGTCCCAGTGTCTGGAGTCATTACCACATCTTCGTCGGTGTTGAACTGCCAGCCATACGTCAAGACCTCTCGGGAGATCTCATCAAGGATGTTCTGGGCAATCAGCGAGTCAGCCCTCTGGGCCGACAGGGAGTTCACCGGGGGCTCTCCAACGGTGGAAAGCATGGTGTTGATTGCTTGCAGTTTCGTGGTCTTCGTGAGGGCCATTCTTGAACCTCAAAGAAAAGAGGGGGTGGAACCCAACTAAGGGAACCACCCCCTCTTTCAACTCAGGGAGTGACCAACCGCAATTACGCGGTGGCGATCAGTTCGTAGCAGCACTCCTCGCGGAGGACGTTGTGACCCATGGCGTACTTGGCAAGCATGAGCGTGCCGAGGCGTTCCATGATGTAGTCCGACTCCAGCGAGAGGTCCATCAACTTCACCGTACCAACAGCCTCGCGGTGGAACACGATGCCACGGGTGGTGGAGTAGTTGAGGCCCGAGTATCCAGCATCAGCCGTGCCGTTGACATCGTTCTTCACGCCGCTAGCGCCGTGGAGCGTATCCTGCGTCGAAGACTCGTTGGCAGTCGGGAGGTGGTTGGTCTTCATGATCTTGATACCAGCAACCTCGAAGATCTCGCCGCTGGCGATGCTTCCGTTGCCCTCGTTGCCGTAATCACGGTTCAGGGACAGGTTGTTGGCCTGATCTTGGATCAACTTGTAGTACGTTGCCGGAGTCAGGAGGCAGAACCGCTCCTCGCTCGGGACATTGGCCTCGTCCATCTTCTGAGCAACGGTATACAGACCCTGCACGATGGTGTTTCCGGAAGGCGTGGATCCAATGCCAACCTGAGCGCCCAGATAGCCGTCCGAAGCCGTCGAACCACCGAAGCGATCCGTGCTCTTGCGGGCACCAGCGATCACGGTGCGGATCAGGTTCTTGTCAGCCGTGTAGGCCAGAGCCCGACCGATTTCCGTGCTGTAGATGCTGCGGACATCGTAGTGGTTCTTCATCTCATCGATGTCGGCCACGAAGGTGCTGCTGACGAGAACATCATCGATGAAGATGACCTTCTCGTTGTGCTTGAAGCGGCTGAGATACTTCGAGGTGGGGCTGATGCCCGAATCGAAGGTCGAAGCCGAACCCGTGAAGGTAGCGCCCCCGGTAGTCGAGCCGTACAGAGCCGTGCCCGAAGCCTCGCTGAGAACAGACTCGCCGGGAACATGGTACTTGGCCGATGCCACGCCAGTCACCGGGAAGGTTGCGGACTTGCCGCTCTGGATCGTGCGAACACGATGGAGAGGCATCATCTGGTTGTACTTCTCGAAGGTGGTGATGATCTCGCCGCTGAAGACCTTCAGGAAGAGTGCATCAGCGTCGGCCCCGAAGGACCCGCTGTAAGCCTGTCCCAAACGAGACGGCTGAACAAAGTCAGGCATTGTGTGTTTCCTTAGTAAATAACGAGTGGTTAGATGCGGGTACGTCTTTTACCTTGGTTGTCCCCCGCAGGGGGCCTGTGGCTACTAAACGCTTCCCTTGCCATCTGAAACAAGGGAAATGAAAGAGACTCCCCAGATTTCTCTGAGGAGTCCCGATGGCTTACGCGAATCAGGTGAGAGTTAGTGTCTCACGGCGCAGCCGGAGGGTCTTCGGGCACATCTGCTGCCCACCATCCAGCCGGGATCTCAACTCGATTCACCGACTTGACCTTGGTGCCGTCCTTCTGGACAACGAATACATGGGCCTTCACAGGTTCCGCCAGTTGAACAGGCGTTCCCTGCGGCACGATCAGAACGGTGGTTCCGCACCCTGCGATGAAACAAGTCGCGGAGACCGCCAGCAGTCGGATCAGCACCTTTGGCATATGTTTCCTTAGACACCAATCGTTCGATGAAGTGAAGGATTGCCGTGACAACCTGAGCAATCCACCCGGTCACGACTTCTTCTCAGCGTCCTTTGCCATGATCAGGCCAAGCCCTGCGGTGCAAGCGGCAATCACGGAGGCAATATCAAAGGTGGTCGCGGGATCACCATCAACGATGGCAATGACTGCCGACGAAACAGCGGTCAGAATGGTGGCGATACCGAGAACGGTGGTCTTGATGTTGTTGGGCTTGGTCACTTGTTGACTCCGAGTGCATTAGACAGGGCGACACGCTGTTCGACATCCTTGCGATATGCAGAATCCTTGGCGTACCGAGGATCCTTCATTGCCGCAACAATCTCAGCCACGCTGCGGAACGCTCCGCCGCTAGGCCCAGCCACCTCGCCCTGAATCAGGCGGCCAGACGAACCATTTGCCTGCTCGAACCGAGCCTTGAGGCCCTGAACAGCCATGCGGATTGAACTCATGTTGCCGCCATCCATGATCTGATTGAAAGCGTCGATCTCAGCCTCATCAAACGTGTTGGCTGCCCAATCAACCATGGACTGGTACTGCTGTTCCCCACCCGCAATCCCCATGACGGTGGAGACATTGGTCTGCTGAACGGCCTTCTGTCCTTCGACATAGGCACGAACCATCGGCTCGGGAAGCCCCATAGCAACGATGGCCTGAACAGACTCCGCGCTCAGATCCCCGTTTTCTGCAAACTCCTGCGAGTACTTTTCAAGCCCGCTGAAGTCCGAAGGCTTGGCTCCGCCACTCAGACGCTTCTCCAGTTCCCCGTAAGCCTTAGCCAGTTCGGTGGGATCCTTGAACTTCTCAGGAAGCCACTCTGGACGCTGGGAGATATCAGGAGTTTCCTGAGTATCCGCCTGCTGCTGTTGGGCCTGTGCCTGAGCGAGGGCGTCAACTTCGTTGTTTGACTCTGCGGTATCTCGGACGATGGTGACTTGCTGGTGGTTGCTCATTGCTGTTGTCGCATTCGCTCTTCAATCATGTTGCCTGTGGTCTTGGCGGCTTGCGGTCCAGCCATGGCGAGCATCTGCTGCTGCATTGCCACTTGCTGTTCCTGAGCGATCTGCTCTTCCGTCTTCACAAGACCAGCCGTGTCAATGCCGAGCGAGGCTGCACGACGATTCAGGTACTCACGGAAATCAATATACTGCTGAATTCCACCGGGACCCAGAATCTGGGCAATTCCCTGAAGATAAATGTCCAGTCGGTTGAGATCGTTTCCGCGTCCCAGTGCGTCGATTCCGGTGACGATGGTCGGGGTCACAAACTTCTTGTCAATCTTGGGCATCTTCTTGGACTTGGTCAGTCGGTCGATGATGCGATTCACAAGGGGCAACTGGAATTCCTGAGACAGCAGGCTGTAGATGCCGCCCAACTGCCGTTCGATGGACTGGGTGACAAGCCGAATCTCTTCAGCAGTCACGCGCTCGGCCTGTCGAATCGAGGCCTCAGTCAGCAAGAAGGCATAAGACAGCCGCTCGTTGATGGTGTTCATGGTCTGAAGGGCAACGCTGAGGTCAGCAGCCTTCTGAACCTGAAGCACCGTAACATCAGCGGCGTTGCCTTCGATAATGGCGCCATTGGGACTCTGGGCAATCTTTCGAGCCCGGGTCGATCCCGTGGGATTCACAAGGAACAGGACCTTCGCCATGGCCGCAGCAGCCTCGACAATGCTCTTGGACAGGCTGTCGAGGGCCACCAGATCGCCGTAATACTGCTCGACGTATCCACGGCCATAGTCCTCGCCGTCCACTCGGTGCATCCGGAGGGCGAGGAAGGGGCTGCGCTCTGCGGGGTAGGTGGACATGGAATCTGGCAGGATGACCCCGCCGATCTCCTGATACACCTCCACCTTGCCATCCGACAGCGTGTGGCAACAGGTGTAAATCTCCACGGTGCTGTCGTGAGCACACATGCAAGTCTTGGCAATGGCCTGAACTTCAGGCGGAAGCATCGTGGGAGACACGTTCTCCTTGATCACAATCTTCCGGACATTGCCCATGGGATCCCGCTTGACCACATACCGATCAAGGCGGAGTACCCGCATCGGGCCTTCGTCGGGGAAGTACAGAAGCACATTGCCCACCACGATCAACTGCTTCAGGGCCTCAAAGAGGGCCACACGAATAGACTGGGCCTCGATCTCCCGCATCACCGTGCGCTCCATGTCCGACAGCGTATTCTCAGCCTCGCTGCGGGCACGGGGGCTCAAAGCCTCAAGATTCTTGATGGCCTTGGGATCAATGACGAACCGGAAGAATGGGGCATTCGGGGGCAGCAGCGACAGCAGCAGGGCCGAAGCGAGGTTATTCACACCCCGAGCGCCCACAGACTGCCACGGCTCCACGAACTTCCGAGCCCGGTTATCCCCCTCGTCAGGCATCAGGGTCGGCAACGTCAGCCGGGAACAGTCGCGGCCTCGTTCAAGATACGAGAAGCGGTCCTGCTCTAGGTGAAGATAAAGTGCCTTCCCTGTTTCCATTTTAGGCTCCCGTAGCGGGGTTCATCGGAATCACAAGACTGCGCTTCCCACGACGCATAAGCAGCGGGTTTTCGGTCGGGGTGCCCTGAGCGCGGGGAGTCTTGGGACCCGCCTGCATAACAGTCTTGGACACGATGTTCGGCATGGAGGGGGCCTGTGGCAGCATGATCGGCTGCGGCGCAGGGGGCGGCGGAGCGGGGCGGCTAAAGCACATTTTCGTTTTGTTCCTCGAAGATCCGGATCAAGTACTTGACCACTGAGCGTTGTCCAGACTTGAAAAAGATTTCAGGAACATCCTGATTTAGTTC